TGCGCATACGATTGAATATCTGACATACCGAGTGCGGCAGTCGAGCCAGCCACCGCAGCAGCAACAACTTTACTCTCCACCGCCCGACTTGCTATTTCGCTTGCCAGCTCTTTCGCGCTTGCGTTGTTTACACTTAGCATAGATCGCCACCCCGTTTAAAATTAGGGCTACAAAATAGATGCACGAAATTAGTATGTCTATCCAGCCCATCTTTTTCCTTCACGATTAGCAGCCTAATAAATTGCAGCATAACTAGGCCACGAATTGGCCATTGATAAAACTCGGCAAGTAGATCAAACTTATAAACAATTAAACCGATGAACTGAAAAACAAGCATAATCAATGCCAGCCCTAGAATATCGATGACCAATTGATCTTTTCCGACTGCCGCAATTATTGGAAGTATCGCGAATGAAAACGCCCCTGCAACATAAAAATATATGATTGGGCTAATTGATAATTCCTCGCCTAGAATAGTGAAGTGGAAATAATCCCCATTCGGTAAGCGAGACAAAATAAAGGAACTAGCAACCTGAAATAAAACCAAGATTGCTAGTAATTTAAAACGACTTAGCATTTCCGTTTTGCAGGCGTTTTTGCATTACCTGGTGTCGGTTTTGTTGGCGGTTTTTTTGGCATGTCGCCACCGATATTAGAAAATTTCATAGTCATCCCTTCGTCTTTAATTTAGGTTATCCAATGGCTGCGCTTATAGTCGTTTTCGCATTGTTTTATGCTTACATTTATTATGCACCAGAAGAACTTACAAAAGTTCTACTGGCGTTGACTTGGGCGGCAATGTGGGCCTGCTCGGTCATCACATTGCTTTACTATGGCATCAAATTTTTACTTGCTAACTGAGTCTAATGTTTCATTAAATCGAGTCATCCGCATTTTGATTTGATTGTCGATCATCTTGATTCGCGCAGGATCCGCATCGGCTTTCAGTAAGTCGCGTTTTTGCTGTCGCAATTTCTGAATATCTCGCTCAACTTTGTTTGCAGCTTCGTACATTCGCGCTTCTGGATTTTCTCTCATGTATCGCGCAATTTCTAAGCCTTTGCGATCCTTCATCATTCCCTTGATCTCTGTCTCATGCTCATTCAAGAGATTCAGATTTGTATAAAAACGATTCGCTTGTGATGACTGTGATTCTGTATTTCCGTAGAACCTGCCCACCAATGGAATTTTATTGATTGGTAAATCTTCGCCAGTGAATACAGTCGATATTGATTGCTGTGCTTTAATCGCTTCTCTACCTACGCCGCCCGTTACTTGACCAAAGATATAATCAATCTGGTCCGGTGTCGGACTTAATACGCCTGCTGTGTATTGGGTGCCACCAGACATATAATTGATTCCCTCAGAAAGCACCTTTGATACATAGCTTGCCGTGTCTTTTGTCAATGCATGACCTGGTAACGCTTGATTGTGCGATTCCTTGGCAATTGGCTTGCCGGTCCAATCTTTGTTTTCCGAAAGAGCTGCAAGAGGATCAATTGCCGTTGGTGAAACCGCTTGCAATAACGATGCACCGCCGCCAGTTGGATTAAATGCGCCAACAGTTAAGCCCATCAAATGAACCAACTTTTTCGCTGGTTGTTTAAATCCACCTAAAGCAAACTCAGTTGGTATGCGCCCCAAGTTAGGGAGGACGTGCAAGCCAAGCGGCATTGGTACTGTTATGTACGACTTCCCACCGGTCGGAATAATCAAGCTACGTTCACGCACAAATTCAGGCGGTTCTTCATCATCAAATCCAGCAGCAGAAAGCATTAAGGCTTGAACCACGCCAAGCATGACACCACCATAAACAATCTTCTTGCCGGTACTGCTTAAACGGATTGTATTGACATCGCCATTCTCGATTGTGAATAGTGTCTTACTGAGTCGCGCTGAACCCTGCATAGATGCATTAAAGAAAGCGTATAACGCGCCTACCTGCTGCGCAACTTGCCCCTTACGATTGAAGTTGACGGTTAGATTCTTCGCTAGGCTTGCTGCTTTTTGGTTGCTTAAATTACCAAAATTCTTGTCTTTGGCAACCTTATACGCAGCCAAACGAATAGCATTTTCCATTGCGTTGTTGTAGTCGTTAAGCACTCCAAACATGCCAGATGCTTGTTTTTGCGCCTGTGCCATTGGGACTTTCAGCATACCGTTTGCAGTAAAGACTTTGCCCAATGGACTATCCATCCATTTAGTCGGATTCAATTCTTTTTCAATGGCATCTGCACGATCTTGACTATTGGCGAACATATCGCGGTAGCCAGTTGGACCGCCTTCTAATTCAAACTCGCGCCACAATGCCGCCATTTCTGAATTGTTCTCTTTTCCTTTTCTACCTGCACGCTCATCCAAGTAAATCGCTTTCAAAGCAGACAGCGTATGTTTTGCCACTTCTGCCTTGTGATTGCTTAACGGCGTGCTGGTTAAGTTAATCATCGCGCCTTGGAAATCGCGCATGAAGTTGACCACGCCAAAAATCGGATTGTATTGAGTATTGATTGCAGAGAAGTAGCGCGTAATCTTCGCCATGCCGCCCATGAAACCATTCATTTGAACAGTGTCTAAGTTCTTCAATGCTTCTGACATGCGCATTGCGCGTGCGTTATCCTCGTTAAAGATAACGGCTTTTTCTTCAATCTTGCCTTTGCTGTCTTTGACTTTCGCAACGATTACATTTGCGCGAGACTTGAATAATGGATCAGCCTGCTCAACGACTGAATCAGTATCAGGATTATAAACACGCTTTGTTTCTGGCTTATCGACACTCCAAAATTCAGGATTAGGATTAGCACTCGCCAAGCCCAATAGGGACAAAGCAACTTTGTTTTTCTCACCACGAACAATCACCTTCTCGCGCTGCATAGCGATATTGGCAAAAATATCCACGACTTTACGGGTAGAACCTGTGCGACCTTTAACTTCTTTACCTTTAACACTAAAGCCTTGACCTGCGCCCATTCCTTGAACATCACTATCCTGTTCGCGCATCAAAGGAACATAGTGATCGAACATATCGCGCCAACCGTCAACCGTACTCTTTGACTCTAAGCCGTAATCAACATACATTTGACGAGTGCCTTCAACGATCGCATCAACCTTAGCTGCAATGGCTTCCAAGTTCTTGCGCTGTGCTGGTGCCAGGCTTGAAAGATACTTTCTTGCATCGGCTGTTTTCATACCAGAACCGCCATCTTGCAAGATTCCAGTATCACGATTACGCCAAGCAATCAGAATATTTGTTTCTTCTGCTGTTCTCGCGTGCAAGTATTCTTCAAGTGTCGGCATATCAATATCAAGCTCGCGCATCGCATCAAGCAATGGGCGCTGTTCTTTATTGATAAATTCCTTTGTTCGTGATGCTGCGCGATTGTGAAACGCTTCTTCTTTCTCGTACACATTCAGATCATCGGAAATATTCTTGTCGATCGCATCAATGACGCGCTTAGTGTCGATGTGCTTGTCTTGGAACTTGTAAAGCAAGTCATCGAACTTTGTTTGTTCTGGCGAATCCCATGAGTGCGGATTGGCTGCGCCTGTTTTCGATTTGCTGTAGCGAATATCCGAATTGCCACCGTCAAACTTGCCGTTATTGCCTGTTGCGGATTTGATTTGATTTGGAGAGAAAACTATAAAGGTTTTACTGCCTAATCCTCTATTGGCAATAATCGAATCAAAACCCTTTTTTTGCAAAACAGTTGTTACTGCATCAGAAAAAATTCTCGCTATCTTTTCATCTGGATAGGCCGCATCATTCTTAACAAACGGGATTCCTGCCTCCCTTCTAACTAATGCCTTAATTGAATCTGGCATAACACCAGAAATCAACGCATCCAAGTTTAGATTTTCAGCCCCCCATTGGAACGGATTATTTGCATTCAAATAAACAGGCATAACGCTTCCACTATCACCAGCATACATTGATGCTCTTTCACCGCTAGATGCAAAATAGAACCCCGTTCCTTGCGTCATTCCTTTAGCACCACCATTGGACAGTGAAAATTCATTAAAATCAGCACTTGTTCCATGATAAACAACCAGCGGCTTACCATCAGCATCAACCACTTTAGAATCGCCAAACCATTTTTTAAACTCTGCCGTATCGGTTTGGCGCTGTGCCGTACCATTGACAATAGACTCATACCGCCCCTTCGCCGCACCTTCGGCATACTTAGCCATTGTTCCCGCAATGATAGAACGTGCCTTTTCCATGTCTGAAATGAAGATAGACACATCACGCCCGACCATTAAACGGATTGACTTATTGAGTAGTGCAATAGCCTTGTCAGCGATACGCTTGAACAGTGATTGGCTTTGCTTCGCCATGTCCTGCCAGAAGTCGTTATTTAGGAAGTTATCGCCAATAACATCGCTTACAAGCTCTTCCAAGACATCAACGTCTTTGGCTAATCCTTGCCCGTAATCTGCGCGATACTTGCCAAACTTTCGGACAAGCGGCTGCAATTGAACAGTCATTTCAGCCCACAACTTAGGATCATCTATTTTTAATGAGTGCCCTAATTCATGACCTAAAATGAACGTTAGGGGATTTGCCCCATCAATGTTGAGAAACACAAGTTTAGGCTGTCTTGGTGTGACGAATCCGTTTGTAATTTCATCGCTTCCATTCTCGCCCTGTGCGCTGTCGCTTCCTTCATTTGTGTCGGCGTTAGATTGAGTGCTTCCAGTGGATAAGCCCATTCCCTTGTTCTGTGGTCGATCAGTTTCCACGTTTCGGAAGAATACGATCTTTTTACCAAACCGTTCAGCAATTTGCTTGAGTACATCTACATTCCCCCCTGAGACATTAACTTGAACCGCGCCTTCTTCTGCGAGAATAGCCTTTACATTCTTCTCTACGATAACCGCAGGGACTATTTTTACATCGCCTAGGCCATTGTCGGTGTTGGTTTCATTTGCATTTGATTTGCTGTAAAGCGCAACGCCTTTATCAGTTTCTTTACTTTCAATGACGGAAAAGAATTTATCAAAGCCTGCACGAATAGCAGGAATTTCCCCTGCTGTCGGGTATGGGTAAGAATCATCTAATTCAAATCCCAATTTTTCAGCCGCCGCCCACGTATCAGGATCAACGATATTTGCTAGATAATCATTTGACGCATTGTTATCTTGAAGTTTGGATATTAAGTAAGACTCAAACGCGCGCGCAGACATTTCAACGTCAGTGGTCCAATACTCTTTTGTACGCTTCGCATCTAGTTTTGATGACCTGGCTTTAATCGCTGTCAATCGAATAGACCGCATGACTGATCCAAACGCATCAATCATTTCTTTGCGCACACCTTCATCACGATAGATATACTTTGATTCACGACTAGCCAATGAAACATCTGTGCGATCGGTCATCATATCGCTTGGATTCTTGGCTAAGCGGCTAAAATAATTATCTAGTGCGTGCCACCATTCATGCCCAAGACTGCCTGAACCTGATTTTTTTGTCAGATTAATGACTATTTTATCGCGTTCGTAATGTGCGGCCGCTGCCAGTTTGCCACCAGTGCCGCGCGCACCAAAGGCCAGCCCAAGCGACCCATTAAGAGAGATCGACTTAGGAGGTACGCCAAGCAATGCCGCCATATCCATTAGCGCATCATAGGCTTCGTTTAAATCAGATTGGCGCTTGCCTTGTTCAACGTAGTTGCCGAACTCGACACCACGGAAACCAAACGCATCACTGAACATTTCAGGCGTTACATCTTCACCATTGCGCATATCTTCGCCAACGCGAGGATTATTAATGTCGCGGCGTTCTCGTGGTATTTCCTTTGTTTTTTCTAGCTTTTCAAGCAGTGCATCTTGATTGTTTGATTTGTACTCTCTCGCTTCTTTTACGGTATCAAATGGACCCGCCAACTCGATGAAATTGCGGCCTACTTTCTTGCCAACCTTAAAGCCTGCCTGCCCTTGAGTTGAATACACATCAAAGCTAACTTCTTTTGATGCCGGCTTTGCTGTCTCTAACTTTGAAAACTTTTCCTTGAAGTCATCAATAGCTTCTTGCTTGGTATCCCCTTGTGCAAGTTGCTGTGGGAAATTTGAAAATGCTGTTGCAGCGGCTTTCTTTTCAACCGTCCAAATCAATTTTGCAGGATTGTATAAAACACCGTTTAGCATGTTGTATTCGCCCGAACTAATGCGAATATCTGCCAATGATTTAGAGTGTCCGACTGCTTGATACAGTTCAATGCGAGTTAATAATTCATCCCAATGGAAAGGAGAATGGAAACCTGCCAACCTCTGCATTTCCGCTTTAACTTTTTCTGTTGAAATCGTACCGTCTGCTATGTCTGCCGCAAAATTGCGCAGTATTTTTACACCATCTGCCCATGCCTTTAGCTTGTATGATTTAGTCGGCTTACGTGGTACTGCATCGCGTGCTGAGTGCATAAACCCAACCGCCCAAGAATCAGCGCCATTGTCTAGCAATGCTTGGTAATCAGGTTCAGGCCATGACTTAGATAATGGTTCGGATGTAATGTCTAGCGCCTTCGCGGTATCCATCTTGTCTTTGAATCCAGACCAAACATCTTTCTTTGCCCCGCCTATCTTCTCGCCAAAATCGCCAATTTTATTAGGCTTAGCATCGCTAGTCTGCTCGGTTCCCAAAGCCTGTGCAACATCATCAGGCGACACATCACCGCGATTGATCGCAGCAATGTTTGCCAACTTCTCAGCAGGCGTTAAGTCGGATGATTGGATTTGTTCTTTTGCGGCTTCGTTTGGATTGCTTGAGAAAATATCAGCCTGCCCCGCCAATTGATTCTGGAATGTCTGATCGTCGTTTTTCTTTTGCTGCGCTTGATCGTTGACTTGGGCAGTCAATGAAAAGCTATCTGCAAGCACATCTTGACGGTTATCTATTTCTCTTTGGACGGTGCTATCACGTTCCGCTGCTGCTAAACGTGCTTCGTCCTCGGTGCGTGCTTGCGCTTCGCGTTCTTGCTGTGCGATGCGATCCCGCGCTTCTTGTGCGGTTTCGCCTGTTAATCTGAAACTTTCATTCCCGCCGCCTGCATCGCTTGTTTGCGCTTGCTCGGTGGTAGTTTCAGGAGTGCTTTGACTGCTGCTTGTAGCTTGTCCCTCTCCTCTCGTGGCAGTGCTGCTAGTCTGGCTTTCGCTTCTGGTGTCATTTTCGTCTGCATTATTTAATTCCTCAATTGCAAAATCTAGCTCTCGCAAATTGTTTTCTTGCGATGAAATCTTAGCATCTTCATTTAACTCATTAAGCAAATCAATCGCTTCTTGATAAGCCTTCTCGTCGTAATACTCTTTCACAAGATCATACACTTCATCAGAATTTTTACCAGCAATATCAATGCCGATGCTTGACGCTTCTTGCATTAATTCTTGGTCAATGTCTCGGTTTGCAATGACATCTTTAACACCGGTAACGACTTCATTACGCAATGCTTTGCCGATCATTTCAGACAAGGCATTTACTCCGCCGTTATCGGTTTCGCTATCCATCTGCGCTTGCGTGATAAAACCTTTTTCGAGTGCCAATTGTGCCAATTCATCCAAACGAATACCGTTCTTTCTGAATAGTGGACCGTGACCAGGTATCAACTTAGCGCGTCCCTTCTCACCGCCAACGTCTGCACGGTCTTGAATAGATACGCCATGAGTCGCCAAGAATGATAGGAATGGATTTTCATAGGCGAGTTTGTTGCGTGCTGTCTCTGCGCCTGTTTTGCCCTTCTTGTATGGGACTGTTAAACCGTTTTTCTGTGCTGTTGGCTGTGCTGGATTGGATAAATTTAAACTCTGTGCAATTGCTTTTAATGCTGTGTTTGTCGGCACTAACTCGCGCTCGGTTCCCATGTCGTTATATGATTTTTTAATTATCTCATTAACGTATGGTCGAATCTGGCGAGACGGAACTTGGAAAAGATCGGCAGCCGCCCCAATAAACCATCGCATATCACTATAGCCATCACGCAGATTTAACGATTCAATCTGTTTGCTGTTCAGACTTTCGCCATTGCGCAAAGCTGTAATGTAAGAATCTTTTAATTCCCTCTCCAACTTATTTGCTTGTGATGCCTTTTCTTTTGATGCGATCCAATTTGTGGCGGCGTCTTGCGCTTCAATTTGCGTATTAAAAGGGCCATTTGGTACGGTATCGCCATCAATACTTGCCATGTACTTGCCTTTAATAAGCCCCTTTCCTTCATAAACCTCAATCTTCGGAGTGCTGCTATTGTCATCTGATGATGTTTCCATCGACGCAATAAACGCCTGCGCCTTCTCGACATTCTTAGCGCCAACAGTCACACCGTCATTGCTTGGAATACTTGGTATTCCCGCTTCTTTCAGTTGCGTTTGCAGGGCTTTTGTTTCGCCTTTTATGCTTAGTGTGCCATTGTCGCGCATCGTCGTTTCTGGAATGGCTGTAGGCGCAACACTTGATGCGCTGGCAGGTATCGTAGTAGGCGCAATGCTCGTTGCACTGCTTGCAATCTCGGTCTTTGGAATTGCAGTCGTGCTGATAGTTGACGCGCTGTTTGGTATCTCTGTAGCCGTTACGCTTGACGCACTGTTTTGAATTGCCGACTTAGTAATTTCAGTAGGTGTTACGCCTGTAACTGTAGCTGGAATTGCAGTAGGCGCGACTTCCTGTTTGCTTTCAGGTGCAACAGTCTTTGCAATCTCGGCTTCATTCGTGACAGTAGGATTGCTAGGCGCTGCTTCAATGTTCTTTTTCAGTTCTTTGTAAGCCGCCATTAGTGCATTACGTTCGGCGCCCAATGGAACTTTACGAGCAGTTAATGCCTTCCAAAAGTCTTTATTGGTTTCCGACTCTTGCGCAGCACTAATCAAATCCGCAGGCAATGCCGTGGCGATCACATTGGATTTACTTGAATCAATTTTTCTTTCTGGTACAAGTTCAGACAGATTGCTTGACGGTGCTTGTCCTTCTAAATTCGATTCGTCTATTGTCTCTGCAACTGGTTCCGCTTTAGCAATGTCATTAAATCGCTTGATTCGTGCAAACTCAGAATCGTTCAAGACTGGATTTGCATAGCCTTGCTCAGCCATCGAGACTTTGACCATATCCGCGATTTGCGCAGGGCGCATACCGACAGCCGCATCACTCGATAGGATTGAATCGATGATTGCATTACGCTGATTTACCCGTGACTTCTCTTGCTCAAATGCCACGCGATTATCAGTTGTTTCAATGTCAGCCAATACACGATTGCTTTCAACTTGCTTTTGTTCAGCTAGTCGGCTTTGAAAGGATGACTCTGCATCTAATACCTTAGTCAATACAGTATTGGCTTCATCGTTACCCAATGGCGCAATGTAAGCTAGTCCTTCTTTATCAACTGCTTCCGCAATACTCGCATATTCAGTATCGCCAAATATCCCGTTTTTGTTGTATCGGGTAACTTGAAACAATCCTTCTTGCTTTGCAGATGGAGTAACTACCGTAACAATGCCATTGTTAGAGAACACCGGCATTTCGCCAGACTCAATCTTTGATAGCGTGAAATTCGCTACTGCCGCTTCTAATTCAGCGATCGAATCCATGTGATCTTGCTCAAATGGATTATTGGCTTCAAGGTCACTAACCTTTGATTGCAGTTGCTTAATCTGCTCAAACGGTTCCAACTCTTTTGGCGGTTCAATCGTTGACTCAACAATCGGCGCAGTAGTTGCCTGCATTTCACTTGCAGCTTGCTCAAGAATATCGTCAAGAAGTCTTTGATTGAACTTCTTTAATCCCTTTGGTGTCGCATCATCGATAATGAGGTTATACGCACGAATAGCAGTATCGCGCACCGATTCAGGCAATTGATTGATAACTTCTAAGCGCATTGGATCGTCAATCGGTGTTGACTCTCTTTGCTGTATTGGCGCTTGGTTTATGCTGTTCTCTGCCGCATTGATAACGCTATCAATGTCGGTTTGGTCCATGATGTTTTTCGGTGGTTCAATCTTTTCTTCTGGCTTGTTGGTAGCCGCATGAATCCCTGCGCCCGTACCAAAGCCCATAATGCCGCCCATAGCAGCCATAGCCATTACATTTTTTGTTGGGACTATGGAAGGGTCGTATTCTTGTGCGGCGCGCTGCCCTTCAAATTGAGCTAACCCTTCCTCAAAGGCTTCGCCTGCACCCTCAACACCGCCAACTTTAAGTGCCGCACCTATACCGCGCTTTGCAGCAGAACCAGCAAGTAACTTTTCAGCACCAAATGCACCGGACAAACCGCCAGCTAACGCAGGCAATATACTTGCTTGCCGTGCTGCTGTTGTAGCTACTTTATGCCGTATGTCCTCCATTGACATACCATTTGCATATAGCTCTGCAACCTCTTTATTCTTCAATAAAATATTATCAGGAGTTTGAGAAACCAGAGAATAGGCATCACCAGCAGCATCACCGCCGCCAGCCGCGCCACCAGTTACGACACCTGCGACTCTAGCGGTATTTGTTGCAACTTTAGCTGTTGCTCCAGCCGCGCCAAGTGCAAGCCTAGTTCCTGATGTGATAAGACCTGGGCCGGCAAAACTACCGCCTGCCTGTGCTGCGGCCTGTAAAGGATTTTCTTTGAGATATGACCATACTGCGGAAAGATCATCACTAATCCCATTAGATTCTTCAAGATTTGATCTAAAAGATTGCTTGCCTGCTTTTACTATATCACTTTGCTTTTCTTCGCCGTACTGCGTGAACTCTTTAATTGATTCAGATACTCTGTTGCCGGGAGAAACAAAATCACCAATTGCTCCAACTACACTAGCAGCAGCATTGGCAAATTCAATAATGGTATCGTTAGCCACCGCAAAAGCATTGCGGCTCTGTGGCGCCGCCTTTGGCTCTATTGGCTGCGAAAAATCTATAAAGCCCTTCGGTTTTTTTGGGGAATCAAAGTCTATAAATGACATATTTACCTTTATTTGTACTATTGGGGTTAGCTGCTACATTCCGGTCATTTGATAAACAGCGTCCCGCTTCTGTGGACTCATGTCTTTTAAAAGTAAATCTAAGTTTCTTTTTGCTTCATTCAATTTATCTTTGTAAGACGAGATTACTTTGGGATCGCCAGATTTTGATGCTGCTGCAAATACCTCAGATGCGCGCTTAACTTCATCTGTTGCCAACTGTATTCTTTGCGCATTTTTAGAATTAAGATCAAGAACTGATTTATCCGACGACCCATCAGAAAGAACATTTGCTAGTGATTGCTTTGGAAGTATCAAGCCTTTAGACGATGGCACTTCTTTCCTTGCTTCTGGCTGTGGGCTAGAATTTTGCGCCTGCGAGTACAAACTACGCGCATCGTCAACTGTTTTTGCTGTGCCTATCTTCTTGCCGCCAGCATAGACGTCGCCAGTGTCGGAATCCCATCCGTTCATTTTTGGCGATGGTGCCGCAACTCCAGACTGCACACTAGAATCAGGCTCGTCTTTTGGCAGTCCAAACTTCGTTCTTGCAAAGTCTAAATCCGCAGCATTTCTCTTTTGCTGCTTTTCTAAATCATCAAATTTCGGCTTGTATTGAGCTTTGATTCTTGCTGCTGCGTCAGGGTCATACTTAGCATCTTCCAACTCGGATCTCATTTGGTCATTTAATCGCTTCGATTCGTCATTTAATGACCCTCGCGTTTCTCTTAAAATCCCCATTAGCTCCTTAGTTCCTCCGCTACCGCCGCCACTTATAGAAGAAAACATTACTTCAAGACGCTTATTTGCTGTCGCATCTTTCGCTTCATCCGACTTTGCTTTTAAGTCAGCCTTATATCTTTCAGTCGCATCGCGCATTTCTGCGTTTTTAGCTGCAAGGCCTTGCTGTCTGTCTGCGGCTTCTATGCGCATTCTGCTATCCAATAAGACTTGGGCATCTTTAGCAGAAATATCACCCGTATTGATAGCGGCTTGAAACCTGGTATCGGCATTGCTTGCGATTGATTGGCGCTTTAGCTCTAATGCCTTATCTGTTTGTTCTTGCCATTCAGGTGTTTGCTCTAGCAGATGTTGTTTCGAGTAGATCAATCCACTCTCGCTATCAACTGTTTTTTTAGCGATGTTCTGCGATTCATTATCAATACGAGCAACGGTATCTGTACGCTCTTTGTCACGCTGAGCCACCGCCCTGCCCTCGCGTGCAATCTGCGCTTCTTCAATGCGTCTTTCGCGTTCTTGATCCATCAAGTCGCGCTGCCGTTGGATTTCTTCGGCTGTGTAGCGTGCAATGCGTTGATCTGCTATTTGACCTGTTGCCCGTGCAGCACCGCCAATAAAGCCAGCTAAAATACCCATGATTACATTCCTTTACTGTCGATCAAACCTTGCGGCTGTTGTGGCTGCGCTTGTGGCATTGGCTCACTCGTTGGCGCACTTGCCGCACCTTGGTTTAATTCACTCATCTTTTCGTCAATGGCCTGTACTGCGGCTTGTGCAACGTCTGGTGTAATTTCGATTTCATTTACTCTCGATGCAAAGTCTAATGCTTCCATAACCAGAATTACTGCTGCGCCGTGTAGTGGATCGGGCTTAACCGCATTGCCGCTTAATTCAGTGATGATTGTGATTAGATCGAAAACGCCATTAACCAAGACAGACAAATCTTCGGCATCTTGCAACCATGAAATCTTGTCGTGTGTCGCCTTATCAAACATGATTTTCTTACCAGCCAACACAATACGATCGTACTGTTCTTTGTCGGCTGGATCGGATGCAATCTGATCGACACTATCAACGACTTGCTTTAATAAAGGATTCATTACGCCCCCTTCGTTTGCATTGGATTTAATAAGCCGTTTTCATTGAATGTTCTACGTGTTTCGTCGCCTTGCTTCTTGCCTGCAAATATCGTGTTTGATTTGTAGATTGGCTGGTAATCACGGCTCTTTTTGTTTTCTTCGTCTTTAGCGTTAGCGGCTTCAAGTTCAGATGCACGTTCTTTCGATGCTGCTGCACCAGAGATACCGCCAGCGACTAGCTTGATGCCTTCGGCGTAGGCCATGTATTTGCCTGTTTGTGCCGCTTGTTCTAGTGCCGTTAAATTCTTTACTGCTGCGCCACCGCTGCCACCTGCACCACCTGCACCACCATTAACTAATGGATTCACTACGTCTGGTGTTACTGGCGGTGTTGGCGTTACTGTTGGCGTTGCTGGTGGTGGTGCTAATCCAGTTGTAGATGGTGCTGCTACTGGTGCAGGTCCAGCCGCAACTGGTGCAACACCACTAGAACCAATGCCAGAACCAAAAGCGCCGCCCGATGATCCAACACCGACCGCGCCCGCTGCGCCACCGATTAAGCCGCCAATGGCAGCACCTTTGACCATGCCTTTAGAGTTGCCGGTCCATAGTCCACCAGCCACCGCGCCAGCCGCCGCCCCGTAAAGGCCGCCTGCTACCGCCATGCCTGCCGCGCTAGTTGCGCCAATCGTGCTTGCCACTGCTGCAATTGCTGGACCAGCAAAAACCACTGCCGCGACAGCAACTACAACACCGATAACCTTACCTAGTTTTTTCCAGAACCCCATCACATACCCCCTGCATTAATTAAGCCTTGAGGCTGTTGCGCCATCATTGGACTTGTTGGCTCTTGTGGTGCCGCGCCTTCGTTGCCTTCATCTGGGCCCTGCCCAATGAGATAAACAGTGATAATCAATACCCCAATTATCTTTGTTAATTGCTCCTTAGTGGCGTTCGGCGGTGGAAGCATTTCCTGCGGCATACCTGCGGCTTCTAGTTCTGGTCGTAACCTTGCCCAAGCTGCGGGATTCTTCTGCAATTCACCAATGATCTTGACGATCTCTTGCATTTCTTCGGGGGACGGTGCGCCACCTTCATCGATCACGCGCTTGATTTCCATCTTTGCCTTTTGCGCTTCTTGCGGGAACTGTCGTTGAAAGTTCTTCAAGCCCTGCATCAAATTATCTTGTGCCATTTTTTAATTCCCTTTTTAAGCGTAATAGGTTTGTGAGTCTGGATTGATTAAGCCTTTGGTACTGCCGCCACCATAAGGCGTGTAGATCAATCCTTTGTCTGGTGTATTTGTCGTGAACGTGCCGTTAGGCGCTTGTGTTGGCGCATCGTTTGTTGCGACCAAAGAAGGGCCAGTAGGACCACTAGGCGGCGTTTCCGTTGGCGAGAAGTTCAGCAAAGTAGAAAGGTCTTGCACGTTGCCGAGCGAACTAACCAATCGCAATTGATCCTTATAAGCCGTGAAAGCGTTTGCCTGCGCTTGATTCTTCGCTTCTTGGCTCATGGTGCTCATAGCGATGTTATTGAGCGCATCGCTGTATTTAGACATTGCCCCGACTGCGTAATTCGATTTATTCAGGATTGCTGAGTTTTCATTGTTTAATTGCGCCAATTCAGATTGAACATTGGCACTAAATAACGCACTCGCCTTGTTCGCTGCAATCTGCACGTCGGCGTATTTCTGCTGCGTCTCTGCCAGTTTTGCCGCTGTGTCTTTGGCTGCATTGACTGCAAAAGCATCACGATCAGCCGTTGTTTTGGCTAATGTCGCCGCGGTATCCTTGTCTGCTTGAATCGCAACTTGGTCACGTTCCTTTTGAACTTGTGCCGCTGTTGCTGCGTTCTTCTCGGTGTATTCCTGTGACTGAGACATCTTCGCTAGATCATTGACCTGTTGCGCAGAGATTTTAGTAAGGTCGTAGCCTTGATTGATCGCCATCTTAGCGATGTCTTGTTGCTGTTGCGCAGACATTTTTTGCAGCGTTAAGCCTGTATCAACGTTCATTTTCTGAACATCGAAACCGAACTGCGCACTTAATGCCTTGAGTTGATTGTCGCTTTGAAGCACTGTCAATGCCATTTTATTGACTTGATCGACACTCATGTTTTGCAGGTTGTAGCCCTGACTTACTGCCATTTTTGCGACTTCGTTTTGATACTCTGCACCCATTTTTTGCAGTGTCAAAGCAGTATCAAGACTCATTTTCTTTACGTCAAAGCCATACTGCGCACTGAGCGTTTTCAATTGATTGTCGCTTTGCAGATTGAGCTTAGCCAAGTCATTGACTTGCGCTACAGACATACTTTCGAGGTTGTACCCTTGAGAAGTCGCCAGTTTTACTAAGTCTTGCTGTTGCTGCACTCCCATTTTTTGAATGGTCAATGCCGTATCAAGATTCATCTTGGAGACATCAAAGCCGTTTTGAATGCCAAGTGTTTTGATCTGGTTGTCGTTTTGCAGGTTGGTCAATGCGACTTTGTTGATCTGATCGACTGACATTTTGGCGATGTCATAACCTTGGTTAATCGCCATTTTCGCAATGTCTTGTTGCTGCTGTACTGACATCTTGCTTAACGTGTTGGCAGTATCAACGCCCATTTTTGCGACATCAAACTTGTATTGTTCGCCTAAGAGCTTTAATTGATTCTCTTGTGTGACTGCAATCTTCGATAGATCATTGATTTGCTGTGCGGTCATCTTGGCTAAGTCGTAGCCTTGACTTACTGCCATCGTCGCCAATTTGTTTTGTTGGTCAACAGTCATTCTGCCTAGAATGTTTTGTTGTTCCAATCCCATCTTGGCAATATCAAACGTCTGTGCCTGACTCATTTTAGCCAAGTCGTTGATCTGTTGAACGCTCATCTTCGTCAAGTCATACCCTTGACTGACTGCCATCTTCGCAATGTCGTTCTGCTGTTGCGCTGTCATCCGACCCAACACATTTTGTTGGTCAATGCCCATCTTCGTAATGTCGAAAGCCTGCGCCTGAGACATTTTTGCAAGGTCGTTGATTTGCTGGACTGACATTTTTGTGAGGTCATATCCTTGCGCGACAGCCATCTTCGCAACATCATTCTGCTGCTGTGCGGTCATGCGGCTTAATACGTTCTGCTGTTCAACGCCCATCTTAGTAAGGTCAAATCCTTGGGCCTGTGTCATCTTCGCCAAGTCATTGATTTGCTGAACACTCAAGGTTTCCAAGTTGTAACCTTGACTGATAGCCATTTGCGCGACTTTGTTTTGCTGATCCACAGTCATACGGCTGAGAACATTTTGCTGATCGACACCCATCTTCGCTAGATCGAATGTTTGAGCTTGAGCCATTTTTGCCAGATCGTTAATCTGTTGCGCGCTCATTTTAGTCAAGTCGTAACCCTGACTAATCGCCATCTGTGCGACTTTGTTCTGCTGATCGACAGTCATCCGACTAAGGATATTCTGCTGCTCTAATCCCATTTTAGTGATGTCAAATCCCTGCGCTACAGTCATCTTTTGCAGGTCGTTAATCTGCTGCGCTGTCATGTTCTGCAACGTGTAGCCTTGACTTGTAGCGAGTTTAGCTAAGTCGTTTTGCTGCGTAACCGTCATACGGTTAAGGATATTCTGCTGGTCAATTCCCATCTTGGAAACGTCATAGCCCTGTTGCGTAGCCATGTTTGCTTGCGTATAACCTTGCTGAACACCCATTTTCGCTAGGTCATTGTTTTGCTGTAGCCCAATCTTGGCAACATCAAAGCCTTGCTGCTTATCCAATCGACCCAATGCATTCACTTGGTCATTCGCTTGCAGTCCGAATTGATTTTTCTGGCTAGTATTGAACTCGCCCGCGCGCGCAAAGGTATTCGCGTCTTGCTGTGCCATTGGTAAGGCAGCTTCATACAATGCAGTTTGGCCCGCACCGATCGCCATTGAGCTATTCAATAGACCGCGCTCATTCATCTTTTGCGCTGCGCGTGTCTCTGCCAATTGCATTAACGGTGAATTTTTCTTGGTAATGCTTTCTACCCGACCTTCTACCGTTTGATCTGGTGTCACATTCCACGTAGAAGCGCCAACAGTCGCGCCATTATTCGACGGTGTTGGATTGATTAAGCCGTTGGATTGTGGTGTGTCTGCTGTAAGGTCGTTAATTGGCATTTTTATTTCCTTGATTTAAAGAAGTTTTCAGTCACGTCATACCCAATAGAAAGGCTGATTGCTGCGAATTGCGCAGGCTGAAAACAATGTGGCGTCTTTAGTCCGACAGATGCACCGACAGACTCATTACAAAACATGCGGCTTGAATCCTCGCGACCTGGTAACACTGTCGCCAATGCACCGCGAATGTCATACAAAACATGGTCATGCTCTTTGAAGAATTTAATGGACTGTCTAACGTCCCACTGAGGAACGTCAACGATCATCCAGTGCGCAGGATTGAGCTTAACGCGCTTTGTCCTCACGCCATTGTCGCGGAGTGAAGAACTGGCGATTGTGACTGATCCATCGGAATGCTCTTTGTGGATCGCTTCGCAATGGGTAACGTGTTTGTATTCGCCCTTTTGAGCAAGTCTAGTGAGAAACCAGCCTGCCCGAACTAAAAGCGTATCCTTTGCGTGATCGCCTATGTAGTGAGCGACCAACATGATTAAGCAATCGCCGCAGCAATCGCCGCGATAGATGCCATTGTCGAATCAAATATCGCTTTGGCTTGATCGTCTGCTGATGCCGTGCTTACTGCGTACTTTTGCATACGCAGATTGCCCAATTGAGATAGTGCGCCGCGGAGTTGCGCAGACTGAGAGAGGATTAAATCCGTGGCTGCCCGTGCCGTTAATCCTGCCGGTGTCGCAAATCCCTGAACAATCAAAGGAACTGTACCCGTATAGTTTGCGGCTTTGTATGCATCAGCTCCCGCTTCTCGTAACTTGTACTCATCGCCCAACACAATTGGCTTCTCGTACACTGCCATCACAGCCTTATCAATCGACTTAACAGCCGCGCCACGATCAAAAGGAGTTGGCGCAGGCTTAGTAAATGACGTGCCATTCCACAAATCACCGATCACAACATCACCGCTAATCAAGATTGCCCCAATCGATTGCGCAAAGTCATCCTCTGCCACAATCACATTTGAAACAATCCCATTTTCAATTACTGCAAATTTTTTCATATCGATCACCATGAGAAAACGCGAATAAAGCCATTGCCGCCAGCAGCACCAGCACCAGAATTTGTACCATTGATAGAAGCCGCGCCACCACCGCCACCAGCCGCGATACCGCCAGCACCACCAGCACCAGCCGCATGAGTTCTACCGTCCGTGAATGTTCGCGCAGTCCATGCCGCCGCATCTGTTGAGCTAATACATACATTACCGTTTGCCGTATTACTGCCCACGACATAGGTCGTTCCGTCGTGGGCAATGCCAGAATATGTATCTGTCGTTCCATCAGTCTGTGTAGTCCAATTGATGCCGCCATCTGTTGACGTGTACAAAGCTGAGCCTGAAATACAAACGAATCTGCCGCCTGCGTAGATCAGGCCTTTGTTATTAGTTACACTGGCACCACTTGCCAATACTGTTGTTGCAGCAGTCCATGTTGCGCCTGTATCGGTCGAGTAGTGGGCAAATGGCGATGTACCAGAGTGCGCAACGAGTGATGCGCCATTGGCAGCAACAGAATAAAATGACGGAGTGCCAGATACAGTTACTAGCGTCCATGTGATTGCGTCTGTCGATGTTAAGGTTACGCCAGTGCTACCAACCGCAATCCATTTTGTTCCGTTGTGAATTACAGCAGCTATATTTTGCGCCGTGCCAGATGTTCTTGAAGTCCAAGTAGTTAAGTCGGTTGATGTGCTAATTACCCCGCCAGCACCAACCGCGACATACACCCCCCCAGCAAAAGCAATATGATTAAGATTGGCAAATGGTGCCGTTCTTAACGTGAAATTAACTAAATCCGTTGTTGTGTAGATTTGAGTTGCACCGTAAAAAACCCACTTTGACCCATCGTAAAAATGATTTGTCGGTATAAACGTAGTCGTTGGTAAAGGCTGAACGCCCCAACCCGTAGTGCCGTTTGTGCTTGTAGATATTAGATAGTTGCCAGTACCAGCCACTAAAGACAATGCCACATACTTTGAGTTTCCAAACGCGACTTGAGTAAATGCAAGTGAGGTATTCAAAACTACAGCACTACCACCCTGACCGCCCGTAAATGCCGCGCCTGCAACACCATTGATTGCAAGTTGATTTGATGTATTTGTCGAAGCCGCGCCATTGGTACCGCCTGCGCTCATTGTCACGATAATGGTATTTGACGTACTAATACCAGCACCGCCAGCCCCGCCACCACCAGCGAAAACCGATGTTCCACCTGCTTGATTTGTCATATCTTCGTAGCCGCCGCCACCACCGCCATAAGTTGAGTTTTTACCCTCTGCGCTAGATGCTGCGCCACTACCACCACCAAACTGCTGTGTCGTAGTTGATGCAGCTGTTACTAACGGACTGCCGCCATTACCGTTGCTTGCGCCTGCCCCTGAAACTCCACCACCGCCGCCACCGTTTGCAGTGCTAGATGTGCCACCAACACCACCACCGCCACCATAAGCAGTAACGTAACTACCAAAGGTAGAATTTCCGCCTACTGATCCAGCGTTGCCGTTCGTGCTATCTGCCGTAACCGCAGCGCCACCCGCGCCACCCGCGCCAATCGTTACCGCGACAGTCGATGTGATTTCAGATACTTTAAATCTGCGAGTAACCAAAGCGCCGCCACCACCACCACCGCCGCCAGTACGCAAAGATGAAGATGCACCACGGCGACCAGAAGCACCGCCGCCACCCGCGCCATAAGCGTGAACTTCGACAAATGTTGCCGTGGTCGGTACTGTGTAAGTCCCTGACGCAAGAAAATCTGCAACGGCACCACCGTTTAATGTCAAATCGCCTGTCTCCCCGTTAAGACTTGAAACACCTGCAACTTGCGTCATTAGTTGCCATGTGCCGCCAGCCGTTCTGACATACGTGTAATTCGTTGTGGTGTTGAAATACAAAGCGCCTGTGATCAGTGCGTTTCCGTCATTATCAACAGTTGGCGCAGATGCTTTTGCGCCTAAATAGCGATCATCGAAAGAATCATAACTTGCCGCTGCTGCTGCTTCGCTCGCTGCTGCCGCAATCGCGCTATCATTGGCTTCACTGGCTTTCGTTGTCGCCGTTCCCGCGCTAGTCGATGCTGATCCTGCGCTTGATGCTGCGTTGGATTCACTTAAAGCCGCAGCAATTGCGCTTGCATCTGCTTCACTTGCTTTTGTCGTCGCTGTAGCTGCTGATGCTGCCGCCGCTGATGCACTGCTAGATGCGTTCGTGCCTTCCAATTGGAATTTACCCGATGTCGTGCTATAGCGAATCGTACACATTTGACCTGCAACGATGTCACCAGAAACTAAATCAGTACCATCCTCACGCGCAATCGCTTTCACTCCTAGAGTATTGACGTTGACCGTGCATGCGCCTGTATTGGCATTGTCTGCTTTGAAGGTTAAAGCTAGTCCATCAACATAGCCAACAGGCGATACTGGCAAAGTCGCAATGTAAGTATTTGCGGTCCCTGTATCTTCCGCATACATGACCTTACCTTGCTTTAGTAAGGTTTCATCTGGCAGTAACGCAAAAGCATTTGCCGTTGCTGCATCAAGATCATTAATGTTCGATGAGCGAACCAGCGTAGCCGCGACTACATCGATCGGACTGTTATAAGTTGACATACTTTTTCCTTCTTATCTTTTTAATCGACGTGGCGAAAAATGCGTAGTGATACCTTGCAGAATGTGGCCTAAATCAATGTCTGATTTACTGTATAAAACAAAGCCTATATTAGTCCCTGTTCCGTCAATACTGATCTCAGGCGATGAAACTACACGGCTGTCGTAGTAGCAGGATTCATAGAACGACACGTCATAAACGCCGCCCGATCCTTGTATCTCTGTGTTTTGAATTAAATGCTGACTGACACCAGGTTCACCATAAGAAAAATCAGGGTGAATGCGTATTGTCGAATAGTTGTCTGCCGATGCTTCTAGTGTCGCTTTGCGGTATCGCTTGATGAAACTTGGCGACTTGGAATGATTGAATGAAGTACGCACAAAGGCTTCGATTTCTTCACCGTCGAAACTACTTCCACGATCCGCTTGATAGACCTTGCCATTACTCGCACCGAGAAAGACTACATCACGCCCATTCGCATCTTCGCCCGATACTGCGCAAGTGACATTGATCGGATATTTGAAACTAGAAAAGTGATGCTCTTGCCCGTTCGCACCGTCCACCACAGCCATGATGATGCCTGTACCATCGCTACCGTAAAAGCGTACTTGATTGCGGTTTCGATACACGGTAGAAGTCACAAAGACAGCCCGTATCGCGTCAATCATCTTTTGTACTTTGCGGCTGACTGTCGCATTGTCGAAGTTACCGTAGTTCTGGCTTCGGGTAATCTGAATGACACCGCGATCATCCAGCCAATAAGCTACACCTAAGTTTTGCATACTGTATGGAATAGCGCCAATTTCAGGCGAGATAGACGCGAGGACGAAACTAGCGACAGAGGAACCTTGCAACTGATTCGTACTGTTGCGCGTAGCAATCGCCATGACATCGCCCGGCTGCGTCAACATGCCGCTAATATCTTCGCCCATGCCGATTTCATTAGCACCAGATATTGCAGTCCATTGAAACGGAAAGCCAATAGCTGAGCTCTGTAACGATGCACGGAATGACAAGTGCAGCATTTTCTTATGCGTGATGATATGACTAGGCGTATCGGGACTCATGCCGGTAGTAATCGGGATATAAACATCACCGTCAAACTCGAAAGCCTTATTTACACCGTCGCAACCATAAAGCCGCATCGTATCTTGCGAGCCTGCAAAGTTGTATTGTGTCGTTTCGTACTTGCCGCCCGGTGAAATCGTGATTGCAGTCAATAGGCTTGATGCTGTTGCTTTAGTCACGCCACCAACCTGCAATACATCTGTCGCGTTGAAAGTTCCCGTTACCGATGTAAGAATGAGCTTACCTGTCGCGGTACTACTGCCGAATGATCCAGTTTCTAATACCTGTCTTTTAACAACGCCAGTTGCGCCAGATGTTACCTGCGTAACAGTCGTACCGTCTGCAATATAGGCATTGCCAGCACTAAAATTGATTGAACTATAGAGAGTGATTAAAGACCATCCACTTGATGTCGCCTTATAAATCTGCCCCGCCGTGCCGCCTGCATTGTCTCGGAAACAGTAAAGCACGCCACGAAGCAAAGCCACGCCACGAATAGCCCCACTGCCTGACGGTGCCGCAATATCTGCCCGATAATCATCTGCTGCTGCGTTCATGTAAACCGCATCTTCATAGCCTGTCGGTGATCCTCTAGGCGTAGGCAATGAAGTCATCGCGCCAACTGTGACCGCTGCAACTTGGAATGATTCAGTCGCGGATGAAAACGTGCCTGTGACCTTAGTAACGATCAATACGCCCGTACTCATGGCAATGACCTTACCAGTCGCGCCACTTGTTAAGCCTGTGATTGTGTCGCCAACTGCCACGGCGCCGCTTAAATTGACGGTGCAATACAAGTAAATAGCAGATGAGGGTGAAGGCTTGCCGCTGTAAATCTCGTAACCGTCAATACGCTTGAACCCGCCAAGCATGCCAGGCTCATAGTTTTGCGCAGTGATAGCAGCACCAGCAGGAATCGCAATTGACGGTGTTACCTGATCCACGCCACCATTGAACTTAACGAACTCGGTGCTTGTCTGTTCGATGTTTGGCGCCCGTTGCCGCTTGTTAGGAACGATGCGACCCATTATTCAGGTCTCACAACTAACATGCCAGCATCAGACATTCTTTTCATGTTGCGCTGAGACGGTAAATACTTGGCTTCCAACTTATCAAGTAGATCGTCATACTCGATTTGCGCAGACTGTAGCAACACCATCGAACCGCCATCTTCGGCATACATCATCTTGGCGCGCGCAATAATAATGCGTTCATATTCTTCTGGAATTGGCGACGTATCGTTATTGGCGGTCATCTTCGCTGGTTTTTTCCAGTAGTCGGCAGTCAATGTATAAACGGCGTCAGGCGGCGATTGAAGGATTAACGATAAGTCGGGCTTAACAACTATTACAGTTGGTCGCTGATTTGTTTGCGTGCCTTGCCTTAACGTTTTGCGCCACTCTTTGTAGTCCATTGACGTGAGCTTTGTACCTGTTGGCAATGTGTAATTCAGATAAAACGAATCTGTATCCCATGAGCCAATATTGTCCGGTGCTATGACTGTCGGCACTCCTACGATAGTCGATGTGGACCATGTTGAAACGTGCAGAAAATCCCAATCAAACCAGCGACTTTGCAGTTCTTGATCTGCCAAAGCAACCCATTCCACGAGTTTTTCATAGTCGCCAGTGTTACCTGTGACAGTAGTCGGACCGGTGCCAGTGATGCCGCAAGCACGCCGCGCCGCTTTACATAATTCGAGGAATGTGGACTTTGCCATTTAGATTTTCTCGCCTAGAGAATTAAAAATGTGATCGCCTTGTGTATATCGTGCATTTGGATAGCCTTCGACTTCACCGAAGATTTCACCGAATGGACGCGACTTATCTAGCGTGATAGATGACTTCTTATTTGCAACCAATACAGGCGCATCGAGTTTTACAGTCGGAATATCTTCAACTGGTGAATCAACTGTGGTTACTGCGTTTGCATCAATGAGGAATTGAATTGAGCTTTCTTTGTCCTCATACGTGCCACCGGCATCTTCAACCATTTTTTTTAATGTGGCCCAATGCGTTGCCTTGAGTTCTTCTAGTGTCATGGTTTCACCAATTAGAGTTTTTGACGTAGTACCAAGCCAGCATTAAAAGCTGCATCGACATTTGTTGGTGTCGCGTCTTGCTTCGTATATGGTCGGTTCATGTTGAGTGAATAATCAGTCGGCAATGTGTATTTTTCATCGCAACACATACGCTGATCGTTCATTGAGTTCATGCTTGAATCTGTTGCAGGTGATCGCTTATTGCTCATAAATCCCCCCTAAAGAATCCCGCCAGCATTTCTACCGGCGGGAGTGTTACTACTTGTTAGCCCTTGTACTGGAAAGTACCGCGATCAGTCTTTTCAGACGTTTCTTTGTGCATTGGGCGCTGTGTTTCTTCGCTTGTTTCGCCACGAATGTTTTTGTAATCCAATTTTTCTTTGGATACCAAGCCCAATTCAGAAGCGGAATCAGAGGATTTAGAAGCCTTAACTTCTTTCATTTTTGCGTGTTGCATGTTCGTTCTCCTTAGAACCAATTAATGATTACGTCATACGTGATGACACCAGCAGGCGAACCACCAGCATTTGCAGTCGTGGTCAAGATAACCTGCGTATTTTCTGGAATCACTGTCGTAGTGAGTACAGAAGCGCCAGGTAAATCAGTCAAGGTTGCCGCTGTTGGCGCAGTCATCGCAGCAGGCAAGAACGTTGCATACGCGCCTACCGTGCCAGATACACCAACTTCTAACTTAGTTGGCGTTGAACCGAGGACATGCGTTGTCGTGCATCGAGCAATGATGTCAACAACACGGCCCTGTTTGCCTTTAGGACCACGAATAGGCAATGTTGCCGCGCCTGCTGTCGTAGTGATTGCACCTGTTGTATAGGTGATTTGTTGCGGTTGTGAGTAAGACATTTCGTTTTCTCCTTGTCTTTTGAGTGATTAAGCTGCGGAAGCCCATTTGATGATTCGGGCTTGTGCTGCTGCTGTGTGTACCAAGGCGAAACCTTCCAATGCGTACCATGCAACACCTTTGTCACGGCCATAATCGCCAGGCAATTTGCCGCGAATTTCCGGTGGGCATACGATCGCTTCAATCACGGTATCTTCACCGAAGAAGAATGCTTCGTCAGACTTAGCATTAGTCCATGCGCGTGATGCCACTGTGGTTTGTTCAAAGAAGCGGATGCCTTCATAAGAACGACCGACTTCGCCTTTCAAGATCATGCCAAAGCCTTCTTGCGTATAAGAATGGACTGCTTCCAGATCATTCTTAACTTGGCGGAAAGTGCTAGGACGACCAATAGCGCGATAGTTACCATCGGCATACACTGGAATGTTGCGCTCTTTCATTTGATCCGCGATCGCTTTAACGTGAGCAGTGTTCATTGCCACGTTATTAGTTGCAGTCGCAGTGCCAGTTGTTTCGAGCGTGATAGCTGTGGTGCTAGTGCCTGATACTGGTGTGACCGTCAACTTAGTAGCGGCGAACTGTGCGCGTGCTTCCGCTTCAAACGCCTTATTCGCATCGTTTTTCAACGCTTTGTGAATAATTTGTTTAACTGGTTGTGCGCTCAAATCATCCAATACACCGGAGTACGGTACAGAATTACCAAATTCTGAGATCGTGCCGCTACCTTGAGTGATTGTGAAGTTGGTTTCAGGCATAACCGAAGTTTCGCTCAATCGACCGCCTTGAGTGCCAACGTCGCTATACACGTTCCAACGGAATGTGTCGCCCTTGTTGTAGCCTTTGTCGCTGAAATCATCAGCGTCACAGTGTTGTTGAAAACGGCTCATTGGCTGCAATGCTGTACGCAATACAGTCGTGAGTTGATCGGCGTACATAAAGCCGCCTGCTGAGTTCGTGCCCCATACTTGACCTGCCATTTTGATTCTCCTTTATTCAAGCCCACGCGCTTTGCGTAGTTGCTCTACATAGTTACTTTTGGTTTGTGGTGCTGGTGCTTGCCGCTGTGCAGCTACTACCGAACCCCCGCGAATGTTGCTTGTGCCGCGCTTTGCTGCCAATTTCTGATCTGTGGACGAAATAGCTAAGCGTTCCGATGCCCAGTTCTGAACTGATTGCGCTGCTGCGGTAATGATTTCTTTTGGAGTCCACGTTGGATGAGCTGCCTGCAAAGCGATCGTTTCCTGATTCGCTAATGCGCGAAGTTTGGGATCATCGGCAACTAATGGGAAACGCGCTTCAAAATCGAAGTTTGCTTCTTGTCGCTCAATCTCAAACTGCTGCTGCTCTTGCCGCGCTCGTTCCATTTCTAGCTCTTGTCTAGCCCGACGGACTGCTTCATTCGCCACTTCATTCTTATCAACAGTAGCAACTGATTGCGCTGCTTGAATTTGAAGAAGTAAGCGACTGGCTTTATCCATGTCGCCATCAAGTATTGCTTCGTGATACTCCTTTGCCGTGCTTAGCGCGTCCGTGTTGGATGGCGCTGGTGTTCTAAAACTTTGATTCTGAATCTCTTGCTCACGTAACGACAATTGCCGCTCACGTTCGATAATCTGCGCCTCTTGTTCTCGCACTCGCCGCGCTTCTGCACTGGCCTGATTGAGCAATTCGCTCGCTGCTGCTTGCTTTTGATACGCTACAACACCGCCTGCTGCGTCAATCCGTGCTTGAGATACAAGTTTTTCCTTGCCGTTGATAACAACTGTTACTTCATCGGTCTTTGTTTCTGCTACAACTGTCGGTGCTGGCGCTGAATTAGCCGCTTCACCTTCTGCTTGAGCCTTTAACTGAGCATCACGTTTGGCGTAAATCGCTGCCCGTGGATCGTTTAAATCTAATTCTTCATCTTCTGGCGCTCGTTCGATCACTGGCTTTTCAGCGATGATTTCCACGTTGGCGACTTCTAATTCTTCATTCTCGATACTCATTTAATGCCCTTTCGCGCAGTCCTTGCGGATATGCAGTTGTTAATAATCCTGTGCTTCTTGCTCTCGAATCCTGTCATGTGCCGCCCTGCCTTCTGCTGCTGCTTGCACTATCCAAGTCATAGCTTGGTTTGCTACATAAATTCGATTGCGTAATGCTGTGTTACTTTCAATGTCGCTTGGCTTAGCTTTAATCAATGCTTGTGTCGCTTCTTCGATTTCACCCTGCGCTTTCGTAGCTAGGTGAATCCCTAAAGGCGAATTGAGAAAACTCTCCGCATCAATGCCAAGTCGCGCTAACTTCAAATCTTCGCTGTCATCGTCAAATATCATGCTTGATATGCCTGTCCGTTTGGTGCTCTGCCTGCTGGTTCATTCGGTGGAGTAATCAACTGTGGGCCCTTTCCGTTCGATGCTGCTAGGCGCTGTTGTGCGTTGAGCTTCATACTAATACCAGAAAGCGTAACTTTGGCGTTGTTGAGTGAAACGCGCTCTTCTGCCGATAATCCTGCGGCTGCCAACTGCGCATCAATCTCTTTCGCCCATCGTGCAAACTCTCGATCTGCGTTGTCATCTTCGCTTCTGACTTGCAATTGAGATGCGACAATCTGCTCTTTCGTTTGATTGTTCATCGCTGCGATTTCTTTGCGTGCGTCCCACTGGACTTTTTCAGTCTCGATCATTTGTTGCAACTGCTGTATCTGCTGCTGCATCGCCTGCATTTGTGGGTCCTGCTGCTTATCTTCACCCAATGACGGAAAGAATCTATCTGCTGATTTCCAGCCTAAAGCACCGAATATCTCTGCAACGACTTCCTTTGTATCCATCCGTTGAATCAAGTTAGGCGCAAAGCCTGCAATGGTATTCAAGCCCATCGTCAACTTCTCGATTCGTTTCTGCGGATTAGTCGCACCAAAGCCGATATTGACGTTCACATTGACAGTGCCTTGAATCATTTCGTCTGTGATCTTGTCGATGCCGAATTTCTGCATCATCTTGCTACGCTCACCCGCAATCGCCATGATGATTTCATCTGTTTCGTAGGCTTGTTCCATGCGTACAAGTTGCTTCAACACTGGTTCTGCCCACGTCTCAGAGAAAACGCGCAACTGGTACTCGGTCAAAGTATTGGCATCTGCTGACATTAAATTCATGCCGCCAACTGTGTCGCCTGTCTGACGATTGCTTTGAACTGAACCAGGCGAGAACGTACCCGCCAATTCGTCAAAGTCTAGCGATACACGATCCTGTTCCTGATAACTTGAGCCTGTAACGTCTGGTGGCGAGTCCCAACGAATATCGGATTGAATATCGTCAACGAGTGTCACTGAGCCAGGTACATTGCGCGTTAATGATTTGAAATCGACATTAGCCGTTCTCTTAGCGAAGTAACGCTTATTCATCACTAATGACACGTTATCTTGGCGCTGATTGCTGATCTCGTTGGCGTTCTCTTGCAGGCCGAATAAAAGCTCATTCGATCCCGCTGGATAGGTCTTGTGCGCTTCAATAATGCAACTACCCATCACATAGGGACGTTCGCCGCGCTTTAAGTGTGCATATTCTTCTTGTAATGGCTTTGGCTCAGTCAACATCAAATGCGTGCCGAGCGTGTAAAAGATCATGTCTTTGCCATTCTTGCGAATGATATTGCGATGAACAAACACGGTATCAAAATCACTTGTGGCATACGTTACATCAACACCATCTACGCGCTTTTGACCATCACGCGCCGCCCTAATTGAGTCGTACTGATTCTGCGCCGCACCTTGAATTGCGCCTTCTTCGTACTGTTTCCATACACCGCTTGCCATCTTTTCTTTAACGTCACCGATAAACATCGGGATCATTTCGATAGTGAATGGGCTTGTGCCGACTGGATCAGTCCAATCCGCTGCCGGTGAAATACGGAAGTTTTCAATTGCGACTAGATCAATGCGAGGCTTATCTGTGATCGTTCTGCGCATCGTCTGTGTGATTGGATTGCCTTCTTCATCAACAATCTGACCGCCAAACTCATCAAAACTTGGGAACTCTTGCTCTTCTTCTTCGAACTCCCAACCTTGATGCGAGATAACTACCCCGACATTCATAGCGCTTTGGTATGCGCCGATTGCCACTTGAAACCAAGGAATAGAGTCCGTTAATCGATAATTGAGCAACTCACTAAGCACAGCAGCAGAAACGACTTGCGCATCATCTGCCTGATTTTCTGGCGTGATCGCAACCATGTCTTGCGTACTAAAGAAGGCAATTGCCGCCGCTGCTTCATTGCGTCGAATCGTTGCGCGTGTTTTCGGTCTAAAGCCTTTAGCACGGTACTTATACGAATCAGAATAGTATTTTGAGCCTGGTGCATGACGGTTTGAGAAGTGCGCCATCGCCTTTTCAGTTGTGCGCCTTACGCTTGCATCAAACCAAGTCGATGATGATTCATACGCATCACGCGCAGACATCAACCAACTATTCATTGATTCGTCATGCTCTGCCGCTGCTGTGTCGATGTTTTCGTTTTCGTTCATGACTTATCCACCAAAAGTTCGCCGCGCTTGTCGCGTTCCATGCCTAAAATTGAGTAAATATCGGCATTAGGATTGCGCGATACACGGAAACGCTCTAGCAATTCGCCTGCGTTACGCACTACCTTTTTGCCTTCTGGATCAATCTTGTTTAGATGCATAAGGAACCCCCATTTACCAGAAAGAAGCATGTTCGTGATTTGCACCACGCCGCCAATAGGATCTACATCTGCACGCCAATAGCCGTTAAATGCAGGATATGCACGATCTAGCGCATCGAGTAAGTTATCTCTTGTTGTAGTGTCTGCCTGCATCATTCTTCTGACTCCGCATAAACGCCGCCGAATTGTTCACGGCTCTTAAATATCTTGCGTCCACCGTTGAACTCATAAGCGATCGGTTTCTCGCGCTGTCTGTCGCCCTCAATCTCGTTGACCAGTTCGGACCAGCTTTTTTCTGTTGTCGTTGTATCTGCCATGTCTTTACCCTACGTGTTCAGGATATAAATCGGTTTCGCGTACCATTTGCGCTACTGCAAAGCCGGTTGCACCTGTGCGCAGTGCGTCTGCGCCGTTACTGTGCTTGTCATGCAATGGCTGTGACTTAAATATGCCTAGCGTCTCGTTAAACTCGCGTCGATAGTTGTCTAAGTTGATGATTCCCTGCCGGCACATCGTTTCATCGATCACGCATGTCGATAGAAATCTGCGCGTTGATTCGATTGCATCTAAGACTTCTTCGATGTTGCGAGGACGCTTAACCACCACAATCGGCTTAATGCCCAAGTTCTCTGCATGTTCTGTGCGGCTTAGTGAGCCTGGTCCCAAGTCCCTTACTGCTGCGTCATGCGGCATGTAATGCACGCCATAAAGGTAGCCTTTGTCCTTCATCATCTTGGCATAGACATCAAAGCCGGCGTTCGTACCTTCAAAGTAGTCGATAAGCCTATTCTGTGATCCGTGGCGCTGGTGAAACCATATCGCCATCGCATCGTTACGCCCCAAGTCCCAAAACGTATTAACTGGCAAGCCACGATCGTAGGCAACTTCACCAATAGCGTTGCGCCTGCGTAAATCAGCCATTTGCACCGAGTAATACGCGCCATCGACAAATGAACCGTACTCATTGGCTAAGTTCGTTGCAATCCATTCGTCGCTCTTACCCGCCATGCCGCGGCTGTAATAGCCTTCTGGCAGATTGTTAATGTTCTCTGCAAACTGATTCGGCACCCAATTAACTTTGCCGTCCTGCTTCAATCCTTGACGCAATACACCGCCTGGCTGCTTGAAGAAATCCCACCCATCGGGCTTGTCGTTCTCCGCTAGGTTGTAGTACCAGTGACCGTGTTCAGGTGCATTTGTATCGCCTATCATGCCGTGCCAAGTGCAACCACCTTCCATCGCTGACGGATACCGCCCATGACGCAAATCAGCCATGTCGATGATGCCCTTCTTCAACTCTTTGACTTCATTCAGCCAAAAGCCTGTTACCTGCGCACCACGTAGCTTCTTAACGCTATCTTCACGATCTAACGCCAAGAAAACGACTTCTGATTCGACTTTAGTACCGTCCTCAAGCCTGAAATTCAGCCTATGCGTTGGCGGTTCTGATCCCCCACCCTTGAAAACGCCCAAATCACCGAACAGATCAAGCCAATCCTTAATGGTCGTGGTCATCAAATCAGGGTAGGAATTACGGATTGCATACCACCGTGACTTGCGAATGCCTAATTCGGTAGGCTTTTGCTCAATCATCAACTTCAAAATCTTTTGGCAACTCTGGTAAGTCTTGCCGCTACCCAATGGACCCATAATGAAACTAACGCGCTTACGACTCAGCATGTAAGCGTCAAGGACTGCGCCTTGTGGCTTCATGCGTATTTCATAAGATGCGTTGTTTTGTGCCATATTTCCTTGCTGGTTCTATCGCTATTCGGTTAAAACACCGTTTTTAGGCTACTTTTCGGCTAAGTGGTATTACTTCGTACCGCTAAAATCCTTGACTACAACAAGCGGTGAAGTTGGATCACCAGACAATTCCAGTTTGTCGCCGTACTTCTTCGGGTTCATCTTGCTAACAAACCATTTACGCGCATCAATGCGCAGCTTTGCCCTTGCAACTACTTCGTTATCTGTTCTCTCGTTGCCATCGCCATCAAGGTATGTGTCCTTCGAGCCATCATCTGAAATTGCAATGATTTCTTCCGCATAAAAGTCTGTTCTCGCAATAATGGCTAACTGGTATCTGCGCTGAACATCTTCACTCTTATCAACCCACTCAAAGAATGAATTTCTGCATGGCATATCAGGCGTGCTGCAAATCTTATTGATAGACTCGCCATTTGATACCCGATTGAATATTGTTGAAATCAATTCTTCGGAAAATGTAATTCTTGGCTTTATCGTGCGCGCAGGCGCGATAGTTGTCGCCTTCTTAGCCGCTACTGGCTTAGTTGGATTACCTTTAGTCTTAGCAGTCTTTGATGTGTCTTTAGTCATGCGCCGATACTAGCAACAGATTTGTGCAAAGTGATCGTGTAGAGTGAAACGCAGAATTGAAGTGAAGGCGTAAAGAAAAAGCCCCGCACCGGTTAAGATGCAGGGCTTCTTTTAGAAAAGTCTGTTGACTAAACTATTGAGTAGGAAATCTCATTTTATCTGGATTTTCATTAAAATACTTTTCTCTCTCGCCTTCGCACCACCCTGAGAACCATGCAACGAACAGTTGCGGGAATGGCTGTTGATTCGGCGTGTAAGGATTCATAAACATAGGCTGATCGTCTATTGATGCCCTTAATCCTTCTTCTGCTGCTTCTGTTTGCGTTTTCATAGTTCTCCTTGTAAATCGTCTGGATTACGGCAGGCTAGGTATTCAGATTCGTTCACTCCTTCGTCAATCGGGCGTATCGCGAGACATGTTGCATAGTCCGAATGCCAAGAGAGTATTGAGCCTATCGAGGTATTATGCTCTTTAAAAACTGGCTTGTCTCTGTAGAATACGGTACCGTTATCACCATCTCTATACGTTGCAAAGTTCAGCGTCTTATCAATGTACTCCCAAGGCAAAGAGAAGTTCTTAAACTCTCTTGGCTTGATGCGCAAATGCTCTACGCCACAATCTAAGTAACCTAATACATCGCTAATATCGACCCACCCGCCACTCATATTGACTTGGATTGTCTTGCCATCGGCTACAGCTTGGATGAATGGCAGCCATTCTTTTGCTTGCGTTGCGTTCATACTTCCCCCTCTGGTAGTTCGTATTCGATGCGGTCTGTTATCCAGCCGCCAAAATATTCTATATTCTGTAATCTTGTTTCATCTTCTTCGCAAGATGCATAACAACGCATAGATGTTCCTACATTCCATTTCCCGACACGAATCCATTCTTTCTTTGGTTCTGGCTTGATTCGATACTCGGTAGCTTCATCATCAAACCAATGCTCGCCAACAATATCTTCAAAAGTATCATTATCGATCCCTTTAAACTGAATCGTCTTACCTTCTGCCAATGCCTGCACCAAAGGCAGAAAGTCTTTTGCGTTGTCTTTGTTCATCATTTAACCTCTGGATTGTTTGCAAGGCCGCGCCAAGGATCGTTTTGATAATCGGAAATTCCACTTTTAAAGTCTGCTTGTTCAATTGTCCATCCTCCTACATGCCACTTGCCATTCGCAAATTTGTTGTAAACGGCAGATTTCTCACCAGGATATTTACGTTCATACACCCCATCCCGCACAGGCTTTACACTTCCATCAAACCACTTTGTTAATTTTGGCTTTTTCATGGCTGCACCTCGCGCTAAATGAAAAGCGTAGCATGTTCAACACATGAAGGTAATTTATGGCAAAGATCCCTATCATCTTTTCCTACGCAGTCATAGCAACCATTGTTACCTTCAATCCTGATATATTTTTTCTTTGGTTCTGGTACAAATCGCGGATTCGGGAGATGTGGAAAACCTCCCTCGCGCAAAAGTAAGTTGCCCAAGTCTGGCAATTCTCCAACTGCTTCCATGCTGTCTATTTTGTTTTGATTCATGCTGCCACCTTAAATTGTTAGTGCTGTAACAACACAAGCTATAAATGTCGGTACGGGCCAGAAAGGAACTTCGATATATAATTTTTGAAACTCGGACAGATTTGAGTATTCGATAATCATTAAAACAATCACGCCGAAACTAAGACATCCAAAAACTACTGATAACCAGAAAATTGTATTCATATCACCGCCCCATTAAGTCTTGCGTAAGTCATAGCAACATCATCCTGTGCGCCGCCTTTTAATAAATTCGTTACCCGCTTAACCGCTCTCGAAAACTCGCCTTGGCTGCAAAATTTAAGCTGAATCTGGTGCATATCCATCGCTTCTTTGACTGCTGCAAGCTCATGCGCGTAACACGTTGACGATTTACCGGCTAACATTCGCAAAGCAATTTGATGCAAGGCTTCATGCCCCTTGTGAAAGTCATCTAGTCGGTTATTGCAGATGTTAAATTCGCAAAGCGCTTCTCCAACGTTTAAAGACTGGCAGATCATGTTCCAGTCCTCGCGGCTTGCTTTGCCCTCTCTAAGCACTTCAAACGCCGCCAATGGCTCTTTCATGATCTTCTTTTGGGTTTCTATGGGAAAGGTAAATGCCCCGCCTATCGCCCATTCAACTGCATTGGTCTTAACTTCGATTGGACGATGCTTCTTACACCGTTTCGCTTTGCTCTTTGGCATTTTTTCTCTCTCTTTTTTTCGTTAAGTTGGCGTAATCTTCACTTTGTGATTTTTTGAGTTCTTTGTAGAAAAACTCAATATCTTCAATGACCATTCGAAAATCTACGTTTTTTCGATAAATCCCTACGACGTTTTTACCGCTTGCGCCAATTCTTGAAATAAAGTGCGGTGAAGTCTGCATGACCGAAGCAATGCGCCCATTTGAGAAATACAGTGCGTAAGTGTCTTTTGCGCGGCAATGAATCCCTGATGCACGGCTGATTGAGTCTGTTATTGGGTCAAAATTTTCCATGCTCACCTCTCTCAACAAATAGATTTAAAATTGCCGCCGTTTGGATATGCTTCTTTACTTCTTTCCATCGCTATCGCCATTAATCGGTTATCTCGCTTTGGCTTCTGTATCTCGTGCAATCTTGGTCTTGTCGCCACTTTTGCCTTATCTTCTTCCGATTCGAAATACCAAACTCGATCCCTTCCCTCTATGCTGCTTTTTATCGGCAAGGCTTCACATGCTTTGTTGATTGCCGTTGTCGTGACCTTGAAAATTCTGGTTAATTGATAGGTCTTGTAACGCTTGTTGCTGTTGTTCTGTAGATGCTCTAAAACTGCGATTGCCAATTCTGTATCTGCGCTCATCTTCTAATTTCCTTTAATCTCAATTTTTCTTTAACAATTAACGGTCGGTAGTAATCTTTCTCGCCCGTAGTCCATTTTTTTGCGTACTGCATTAACTGTGCGTTTGGCATCTTTGCTAGTCGTCGAATCAGGCAACACTCTTGTTTTGCGTGAGTTCTGCAAGAATCGACTAAGCACCATTCACAAACCATCTGCTAGGCTTCCCCGTTTTGGATAGGTTTTTGGCTGTGAAGGCTGCCAACCTCGCTGCAAATCTTCGAATCGCGTCTGGTCCCCGATGTATGCGAGTCCTGCCATGCCTGGTGCGCCTTGACGTTGCTTGCCAATAATCACCTCGCACACGCCTTTATCTTGAGAGTCTTGGTTATAGACTTCATCGCGGTACAGAAAAATGATTGTTGATGCGTCTTGTTCGATCGATCCTGATACTGCTAAGTCAGACATCATCGGGCGCTTGTTTGGGCGCTTTTCAAGTTCGCGGTTTAACTGGCACAAAAGAACGACTGCAATGTTTAACTCTTTTGCGAGTTGAACAAGTCCTCTTGTGTACTCGCCAGCAGCTTCATAAGACTTTTCAGACTGTGCGCCAGTGATGAAAGACAGTTGATCTATGACCAAACAATCTAAGCCGTGTTTTCTCTTGACTTGACGTGATTTATTGCGAATTGAAAGCATGTTGAGCGATGTTTGATCGTCAATGAACAAGTTCAAATCCTGCGCTTTTGCAAATGCCGCCGTTAAGTTGTTCCAGTTTTGTTGATCTGTTGGCGAGTGACTTGTAGGGACCCGCAACCAGGACAAAGGAATTTTTCCGATCGCTGCAATATTCCGATCAATTACTTGTTCCTTGACCATCTCCATCGACAGGAATAACGAACTTTGTTCATGCGATATGTTGCGAGCCACGCCTAAACCAAATGCTGTCTTACCCATAGCAGGGCGACCAGCAACCACGGTTAGAGTTCCCCTATCGATGCCGCCGCCTAGCTTTTCATCAAGGTCAACAAATCCCGTTTCGATTGGTTTGATCTTGCCGCTTTCACGGTCCTCCATCGTGCCAACATAGCCAGTCAGAAGGTCATTTAATCGCTTTGGCTCAGTTGATGTTTTACGTTGAGCCAATGCTTCAACCTTAGAAGCCACTAAATCGACGCATACGCCACTTTTTTGACCTGTAGCCACAATGTCATTAACTTCGTTAGAAATCGCCACCAAAGCCCGTTTAATAGCCTTGTCGGTGATTATTTCCGCATACCTTTGAATGTTTGCTGAACTACCGACCGAATTAGCAATTGAATTTAACTGCTGCAAGCAATCCGTTATCTTCGTTTTGAGTTCGTCAAATACTGTGATGACATCGACGCGATTACCTGCTGCGATCTGTCTGCAAATCTCAATAAAGAATGTCCGGTTGTCGTGGTTGTAAAAATGATCTGGCAGTAAATCTTGGATTCGATCAATTGCATTGTTATCGAGAAGTAATGCGCCGATGACTGAAAACTCTGCTTGTATTTCGTGATTCATGCTGCACCTCTGTTTTCATATTTTCCTTCACGTATTTTTGTGAAGTTGGCTGTTTTGGTGATCCACTCCAAGTCGGCAAAGAACGGCTTTGGTGTGCGGCCTGTCAGAAAGTCACATTCGCCAACGTATTTAAAAAATCTTCGCCAGTAGTCAAGGTTTTGACGATCTGCGCTTTCGTTCCATCTTGTGCGCAGTTGCGTTTGCCTTGCTTGCGTCCAATCTCTAACCTTTGGGCATTGCGGCAAGACTTCATGATAGATAGCGATAATTTCCTGATGTGGGCAGTCAGGCTTGTCGTTAGCTTGGCTAATGACGAGAGCTTTTACTATTGGTTCTTGGTTAGTGGTTAGTGGTTCTTGGTTAGGTGGCGTTTCGTTCACGTGTTGTGCACGGTTCGTGCTTTTCTCTTTACGCTTCGTTTCTCTTTCTATAGCGATTCGTTTGTTTGTGTCTGCTTTTGCTTGATACTCAAGAAGTTCTTGCTTTACTCTCTCTTGAACATAAGTGCCGTCAGAACTCAGCACAAAAAACTTTGAAAGCACAAATTTAATAGCTTCAATTTCCTCTGTTGAGGATGCCCAAGTCCATTCAATGGCCTGCTCAAGCGTAGGAAATTGTTCACGGTCGTAGCACGAATCAAGCAAAAGCGTGTACGAACCGTGTTGAAGCATGGATAGCCGCCCCGCCTTCTTCGCATAATCGCCAAGATTGCGCTTGTAGTAATGCATTACCGCCCCGCTTTCAGCATTGCAGCCAGTGACGCTAGTAACAAATGAACCTGCCGGCCCTTTGCGTCTTGCGAGTTTAGTTTTTTGACGTTTTGCGCCATTTTCATTAACTGATTCATGCAACCCCCGCATAAGACCAATACTTCACAACATCACGGATTGTTGATTCGCCTACGCCGTACTCTCTGGCTAATTGCGCATAGCCCACCACGTAAGCCAAATATTTAGATCGAATTTCTTTAACTTGATCGTTCGTTAGAACTCGTTTTCTCGTCATTTTCGCCACCAAATAAATCTAATTGATCGTTCCTAACTGCAATCGACTTTGTTGATTTTTCGCTCGATGCAGTTAATCCCTTGTTTCTTGCGCATGTCGGGCCAACTGGATAAGGTCCAATAAAAAATTCAGCCTTATCCATCGCCCTACCGCAAAAAACACATCTAAGCTGCATCGCTAAAAAGGTCTTTTGTGACCCTCTTAGAATCGTGCAGATTGCGCTTGGCAATATCAAAATAAGATTTTTTTAGCTCGGACCCGACGAATTTTCGTCCCATTTTTAATGCGACAACGCCTTCTGATCCAATGCCTGTAAATGGGCTAAAAACTAAATCGCCTGGATTTGACCAAAGCTCAATTGCGCGCTCGATAACATCTAGTTGTAATGGGCAAATGTGGCGCTCCTCATTATTCTCACGCGCCAGTTGATAGTTAAGGACGTTAGTCTGGTCAATATCAAACCAAACTGGAGATGCATATCGTTGCCAAACCGCGATTGAATACAGCCGTTCGCGCTCTTTATCATTCCTAGCTCGCACGAGGTCTTTTGCCGTTGGTCCGTGCGCCGATGATCCAATATAATCAAAGAACCTTTCGCCACCGTCACGAGTTACAGACTCCCATTCGTTCTCGCCATCCCACTTGCGCATCACGATTAAGTAATCTGCCATTCCTTGTCTTGATGCTGCGCTATCTTTGCAGAGTTGCTTGTAAAGAAGCCCGTGGTTTTTGGTGCGCTGCATCTCTATGACGGGGTCCTTCCAAATAGTTATCCGGCTATGAAATTGCCAACCCTTTGACTCGTACATCTTGATAATTTCGCCCGGAAAGTCGCGCAGACCAGCCGCACCATCTCGGCCTTTATACATAGGCAAATCTTTGCAATGAATGGCAGTTAGTCGGCCTTGTTTTGTAATTCGGAACAATTCCTCTGCTAAGTAGGCGTAATGCGCCATGAACTGACCATCATCGGATGAATTGCCCATGTCATATTCACTGTCCGAGTAAATATATAAGTTTGAAAAAGGAGGTGAATAGACTGAAAAACCGATTGAATTAGATTCAATTTTTGATGCGACATTCACGCAGTCGCCGTGATGTAAAGTAAAATCTTCGCCTTGCTCAAATCCGTGGTAAGGTTGATCGTTAATCATCGTTGTTCTAAGATGCGCGTCAGATATTGCTTTTGTCATTTCCGTTTTCATTTTGTTGTGGGCACTTTCTTTTTCTTGGATTATTTTTAAAATTGATCGTTCGGAATCTGCTGCCATAACGTAGCAATTAACTTGTCGTTTTTGACCAAAGCGATAGCAACGGCGAATAGCCTGGTAGTAATCTTCATAGGAATATGACAGCCCAACAAATGCCATATTTCTACAGTTCTGTAGATTTAGCCCCATTCCAGCGATTGAAGGCTTAGTGATAAGAACTCGAATAGACCCGTCAATAAACCCATTCAAGGCAGATTCCTTTTTCTCAATAGAATCTGATCCTCGCAGATCAACGGCATCAGGGATAAGCCCTTTGAGCGAATCAGCCTCGTAATTGGTGTTACACCAAACAAGCCATTGCTCCATATTGCTATTTGCCAGCTTTGCTACCTCCTCTGCTCGCCTTTCAATTGTGATTCGGCCTTCTTTGTGTATTGATGTTGCATTGATTGTGACGGTTCTAAAAAGCTCACCCTCTGCTGGAGGAAGTCCATCTGTGCTTACTTCAATAAATTCCTGATGAATCCCTGGCAGAATGTACTTAGATCCGTCAAAGCCAAGATCGGCAGGATTTGAAACGCACATCGACCAAGTTGCACACCATTCCCAAAACTTCGTAGCCGCATGCGCTTTTAAAACGTAAGTCCCCGCTTCCATAGTGTCATTCTGGAAGAACCGCATAATCATTTCATTGGATGGCATTACGCCTAAAAATTCGGCATGATTACCAAGTTCAAGATAATCATTAGGGGAAGGCGTTGCCGTGCATGCTAGTCGATACTCGACCGACTGGCATGCTTCAATAATTTCGCGCTTAGTCTTTCCCATGTAGCTCTTCAAAATTGACGACTCATCGAGGACAATTCCAGTAAAAGTCGAAACATCAAAGTTTTTCAACATTTCGTAGTTGGTAATGTTGACCCCTGATTTAACTTGATCTTGGGACCGGCAATAATTCACATCTACGTTGAATTTTTTACCTTCACTTACTGTTTGATGAGCGACACACAAAGGGGCCAAAATAAGAACATTGCCGTTCGTATGATTCGCAATGTGTCTGGCCCAGGTTAATTGCATACCTGTTTTTCCTAATCCCGTATCTGCAAAAATAGCAGCACGTCCAAGTTTCAATGCCCATTGAACAATGACCTTTTGAAAATCGAATAATTCGTTGCTAATATCCGCAATTGGCACGTCAATTCCATGATATTTTGATAAAATCCGCTTTGATTCTACAAATTTATGGTATTCGTCTATAATTTGATTACTCATCGTATTACCTTGGTTAGTGTGTTGATAGAAGCCCTGAACTGTTCGCGCAGGTCAGGGTTTTGTTTTTACTGCTGTTAATTCTTTGAATTTCTTTGTGTATCGAGCCTTGATTTCTTTAAGTTCCTCGATAGTCCACTTGTGCGGCTTGTTGTCACTTTCAAGCGCTTCAACTCGTTCAATGCCGATGCGTTTAATCAGTCCAATGCGATACTCGACAGCGTTACCAGATGCATAGCGATTGCATTGCTTGCGCTGCTTATGGCAGTTGTCCTCATTGAATCGAAGATGCCCAGCACTTCCGCGACTACGATAATGACCAGCATCAAACTCGCCGCCAGAAATCCATCCAATAATTTCACCTTTACGATTAGTCACAGTGTCATTTGCACAGCAGATGCAAGGAAGATCAGCGTCACGCAATCGGATATAGGCGTTAAAAGCCTTCTGTGCTTCCGCTATCCATTCGTGAATAGATTTCAAAGCATCTTTGCGAGTCCTGGTGTTGATGCGATCAATTGCTGCAAGTCGCTTTGTTTCGATCCGTTCTTGCTTAGCACGTAGGGATACAGCGTAGTTAGTTGCACACTCTGCGCCGCATACTTTTGCACCAAATGAAAAGACAGGATTTTTGTGACAAACCTTGCACATCTTTGGTTTGGTCGGTTTGATTCGTTGAAAGCTCATTCGAAACACACTCCCCACTCGGAAGCTGCTTCTGCGTGAACCTTATTCAAAAAGTCGGACATAGCGCCAACAGATAAATCTGCGGTACTCCAATAGGTATTGATTACTTCGCCAGTTGGCGTTGTAAATTCAGACTTGAGCAAAAAGCGTTGACGGAAATACTCCTTCCAAAATTCCTTTGGATATTGCTTACCGTCCCACCATGCTTGTGCTGTTATTTGATCCAGAACAGGACCATGAAAAAACTTGTTTTGTTCGTTTGAGCGTTTCTTTTCGTCGCTCGTGACGATTACCCTTAGATACTCGCCACGATCCGCGAAGGCTTGCCAATTAGCTTTGACAAAGTTGAATAAATTCGTCCATGCGCTCGGCTGGCGTAATGGGAATTCACGGTATAGGCTTGTCATGGATTCGCCCCGCGCTTAATCATTACGTCAGCCGCATCGCGCCACACTAATTTTGCTTTAAGGTAGGCTTGCTTTTTCTCTTTACTGTCTTTATCAGCAATCATTTCTCTCTCTGTCTTTCGCATTTCAATGCTTGAGTTCGTCAGTTTTATTTCTGCCTGATCCATTGATTGTTCCTTTGTTGGTTTTTAAACGATCTATTCACCGAAGCATTTTTAACCGTCTATGTTCGTGAACTCGATGGCTTTGCATAGCCACTTTCTGGCTTTTTTCAGGACTTCGTTTTTGATGGACTTGAGAGGTACTATTTACATGCGGCTTCAAAATTACTTCTTCTAAATTAGGTCGAATCATTTTGAGTATTGCGACTCGCCCCAAGCTAGACATATTGAAACCGTGCTGTTCGCAGAAATCGGACGCTTCTAAATATTGATCTGCGTTGACTCCGACTTTTAACCAAATATCGCTATTTTTTTTCATGATGTTTTTCCTTTAAATTTGTTGCAGGCTTTCGGTGTTTTGAGTGTTTTAGTTAGGTGTCACATGGGTTTAGCTCCTGTAGTTCAGGCCAGATTTTTTGCCAGTCGTGAGGACGCAAATCTTTGCGAGTCACTTGTTTGTTAGTGGCATATTCGATTGCTACGCAGTTCTCAGGGCTTGGTCGTCTATTTTGGTAGCCGTGTACCCATTGGCGAAGTTGCGCCGCGCTAACGCCAATCTCTTGAGAAAGTTCGTTAATCGACTTAGAAATTTTTTGGGAGAAATATGTTTTCAGGTTCATGAAAAACATTTTAGTAGCAATTGCTACGATATGCAACCGTTTTTTAGTAGCCAATGCTATTTTTTGTTTTGTTAGTATTTATCCATGAACACTAAAGATAAAAATCTTGCGCGTATTGATAGGCTTAAATCGCTTTTAGATACCCATTTCAACGGCCAAAAAGATGAGCTTGGAAAATTTTTAGGCTATAAGGATGGTGCGTTTGTGAGGCAAATGCTCTCTGGTAGCAGGCCAATTTCTGAAAAGACTGTCGATAAAATTACTTCAATCAGGAAGTTCAATAATTGGTTTGGCAGTGCCGATGTGTTGCCCAAAGATGATGCTACTGGCATCAAAATTGCTAACATGCAATATCCTGATAATCAGGAGTTAGACATAAACAATCAGCCTAATGACATTGTTATTACTCAATACAATGATGTGGCTGGATCAATGGGGAGAGGACTTATTCTGCAAGATCAGCCAGGTGAAATATCAAGCATTCGCGTCAATGAAGAATGGGTAAGAAAAAATGTAAGGCACTATTCATCAATTCAAAATCTATGCATCGTTACCGGCTTTGGCGACTCAATGCGTGGAATGTATAACCCCGGCGATCCTCTGCTAGTCGATTCAGGCGTTAAAACAATTGATTTTGATGGGGTTTATTTTTTCAGAATTGGAGAAGAAGGATTTATTAAGACATTGCAGAGAATCCCGGGCGTAGGAATACGCGCAATTTCAGAGAATAAGAAGTATGAAGCGTGGACCATTACTAAAGACATGGAGTTTGAAGTTTTGGCGCGAGTAATTAAAGTTTGGGAAAGCACCGATTTTTAAACCAACAAAGATAACAATGAAACTAACACCCATACAATTAATATCCATATTAGTAGTCATGCTTGTGACTTTTGCGTGCCTGTTTAGATATACGGTTATTCCTGCCAATGCAGGAGGTGAAGGAAATCACGCGCCAGCTTATAAGTTAGATCGATGGACTGGAAGTGTCGAGCTAATGTATCAAGGCGTATATGTAGAAGTAACCCGCAGAAAAGAATAAACATTAGAATCACCATTAAAGACCCGCGCAATGCGGGTTTTTTTACGCCCATTCACTCCCCTTCAATTCTTTACACGTAACTTACACGTAAATTTTACACGTAATAAATTCTGTAAATTATCAGTAAAAACCACACATCGCACCGCACAAAAAATATTTTAATAAATCGTAGCGTTTGCTATTGCATTTGATCGTAGCGTTTGCTACTATGCATACATCGAGAAACGCAAAACACCGCGAATCAAGATAAGCCTTCCTGACTTGGTATGAATCCGAAATCGAGCTGTGAACCCACGGATAGGAAGGCTCTAAATATCGCGCAATGCTCTATGCATGGAGCAAAGCAAATGTAGTCTGGTTTCGCGGTTCCAGACTAACCACTTATCAGCTTTGGCATGTCGTTGAGTGTTAGCTACTAACGACAACATTGATACCAAAGTAACTCGCTGAAAGGAAAGAACCCTGCTTTATGGGGCCAGAGCTGATAAGTGGTTGAGCAACAAGGGAGCTAGTGCCTGAGTAAATAGCTAGCTAGTGGTGTCAAGCACTAACCAAGATTGACTCTACGCTTACAGATGAAAGCCGCTAGTTTTGCGTTAGGAACAAGCTGCAAAGTCAAAGGAGTAACACTTTGCATAGGATGACTCACTTACGAGTCACTACACGCATGAGAATTGTTAATAGG